TCTGTATTCTCTGCATCATTACCTGTATAAAAAGGAGTTATTGCCATAGTTGGTTGACTACAAACTAAGTTTCCAAACTGTTGTTTACCTGTCATTCCATTATTAATATTCATATTCTGATTGATAATACTAGAGTTACCAATCGCATTTGGTTGAGCTTGTACGTTTGTATCGCCTTCGGCTTTTGCTTTATTGACTAAAGACAGACAAAGAAGTGATAACGCTAGTAGTCGTAATCGCATCTGTTTGTGTGATTTCTTCTAATTTAGTTCCTGATGCTCTAGTAGTCACACTTAACGACCAATCAGCAGTAGCGGTATTAGGAGTGAAAATTGCATCTGAAGCTGTTATTCCTCCGTTACTAGCACTTGTAACGGAAATATTTGAGGCTTCCCAAGTTTCCAGGGCAGACCCATACGTTTGAGTAACTATGGTGCGATTTATAGTCTGAGTAGTATTTTCTGTGCGGTTGCTAGAGCCAGTAGTCCAAGTGGGGATTCCATTTGCGTAGCAAGGTGCAGCCAGAAATAAAGCTAGGGCTAAAAATTTTTTCATTGGATGCCTACTGTATTGTCTTTATTATCTACTATCTTACTGTCTTTATTGTTATTATTGCCACTTTTTTTCTTATTAACGGAAATGCCATAGCTACCTAAAACACCGCTAGTTAATCCAGCTAAAAAAGCGCCATCATTACGAATTTTATCCATGTATCCGAGGGTCATCATTGCCAACGACCACACCAAAATCATAAATCTGACCCCATGACCAAAGATTTCAGCCCAATCAATACCTTCTTTTTCTTGTTCTTCCATAAAGATCGAACTATACTATCTATATATTAACCATAGATTCTCAAAATGATTAGTCTAATTCGTCCAATTATCTTTGCTTTCTTAAAAAGCAAGTCTGTATCTATTTTGGTTTGTGACATCTTAGCAGCATTGGCAAAACTTAGCGAAAACAAGCTAGATGACGCTGCGGTTGCTAAGATAAGAGAAATGCTCCTGGAAGAAAAATAATGTGTCAAGGCTTTTCTGGCAATAAAAAAGATGGTAATAGCCAAAATCTTTTAAATTCTTATAAAGATTTCAGCAAAAACGCTGTAAATGCGCCAGCCGATCTTGGATTGACTCTAAGGCGACAGAGACATAGAGAAAAAAGACTAGAGCAGCTTATGAATGGCGGAGACGATATTGGACCACCAGGATTTTAAAGCGGATTTATAGGAAAAATAGATATTTCTTTGACTTTAAACGTCAATATTTCCCATTGGTCATTCATCATTGCCATACACCAGGCTGTTTGATAATCATTTGCCTGGACTACTGTTTGAAATCCGCCAACTCTAGGTTCATCTAGCTTAATTCCAGCAAATGCTGTAGGTAATCTTATGCACCAGGCTCTTCTGTGCTTTGTTTGTGTCTCGTAAGGCTTAAACATTGAACCACCGACCTCTGGTATCGGCTTTTCCAAGTCTATCGAGGGGGATGCCGAGGATTTTTGCGTCCAACGCACCTTCCAATTCGCCTTTGTGAGCAGCCAATTCCAAATCCCACAACTCCATTTCCCGATCTTTGATAGCTCTATCTTCATCTATTGCTAATGACTCATTCCAATACTCCACCGCACCAGCTAAAGAGTCAAGTCTGTCATCGTTTTGTAAACAGTTTCGATCAACAGTTATATGTGTCATTTGATGGAACAGTTGATAGCCTAATGCCTTCTCTACCGAGTCCTCTGTTCGAGGTTTTGTGTCATTCTCAATAACCGATCTGTTAATTATTAGCCTATGTTGGTTCATTACAGGCTCTAATGCGTTTATTATTCTTCTTTCCTTCTGAACATTGCTTCTTGTTCCTTCAATAGTGCAAGGATATATCTTCATAAGGTATGGCTTAAGCAAACTTTCCATCATACCTTGACCAAATTGATCCTCCAGGAGTATTAGTTTTACCTTATTACGCTTTGCGGCTTCAGCTATACCAGCTAAAACTGGTTCTGTATAGCCTTCACAGAACGATCCAACTTCTAAAACGTATAAGTTTCCATTTAGATGCGCAACTATGCTATACGCTGTTTCATCCACGCCCTTGCCTGATGGATCAATCATCATCACGCAACCTGTAAATGGCAACCAATCGCCATGTAAAAAAGCTGGCTTGTGATAATAGTCATTACTAAAACCTACTGCTGGCAAATCAGAGATTCTATACTCTGCGCCTGACGACCACACTACCTTTTCAGGCGCATGATCTTTTACTTCCATAACAACTAAGTCCTGGAGTCTTAATGGAAAGCGTTGTAGGTCAGATAACGTGGTATCTAACTGAAACTGCAAGGTAAACTGCGATCTGCCATAGCTTGCTTCCCTTTCTAGCAAGTCCATTTCGCTAAACCTGTCTGGATCTGTAGGCTGACCAGGCTTTGTTGCAGCTAATCCTTTTATCATTGGAGCTAATGCGTCTCCATACTTCTCAGGTTTCTTTGGATAACGACTTGTCCATATTCTGCAATCGTATCCTCGTAATCTCAGCTTGTTATATATGCTTTCTTCTGTCTGCGGTGTACCTAAAAACATTATTTCTCCATCAGGCTTAAGAATAGCGTTAAACTCTCCGCAACATTGCAATAATTTCTCTCTCATACCTACTGTCCAAGCTGTATTAGGTACTTCACAATCGTCTGCAAGTATTAAATCAGCACGACTACCAGTTAACTGTCCAAAAATTCCCACACTCTTAACGCTAGCTGATTGATCGGGTATAGCTGGCCTTACATCAAACCTATTACTAGCTGATCTTTGCTCATTTTTATCTGGCTCAAGGCATTTTAGTATAGGCATTTCCTGGATTATTCTTAAACAGAACTGTGCAAAGTCATCTGCCCTGGTCTTACTAGCTGATACAACCATAATCTTCTTCTGTGGGTCGTTTCTTAGCAGCCATAATGTATAAGCAGCAGCCATCCACGACTTACCTACACCTCTAAACGCTTCAATAATCCTTCTCTTGTTTCCTTTCTGCATATATTCAGCTATATCGAGCTGAACTGTAGTCGGATCAGGAAGTTGTAAGTGTCTCCATACTAAAACTAAAAAATATCTAAAGTCTTTATCGTAAGGTTCGGGTAATTGCTTCCAATCTTCCTTCTTCATTACGCACTACGTTTCTTTAATGCAATAACATTTTCTATATCAGGTAACGATCTAGCCAAATCTCCAAATGGAGTATCTTCTACAGGCTGAGACGTTATCTGATTATCTTTTAAGAACTGTCTAATCACATTTAAGTCTGCTGTACTAGCTTCTCCGCTATCTAATAGATCAGTTAATACGCTAGCTAACCTACCATGTAAGCTACTAAGTATTTCAGTAGTGTCTTTTTGTGCCATAACAGTTTTATATAAAGCCATTATATCTACTGTGGGGTAAAATTAACTGCTTTGCAGACGAGTTAACAACATAATGGCTTACTTTCAATATAGCCTATCTAAAATCCCTGTCTACCACTAGCTCTCCACAATAGAAGAAGCAGGGTCGTATAGTCCTCTAATAAGATCTAATAAGATCGGGATAGATATTTAATAAGATTTTGATTTTTGGTAGAAAAATCTGATCGGCTTATCTATACGCAGAAGTGATAGGGTGTCCCCATAGGTAAAAATACTTATTTATTAGGGTGTCTGCCTGGGCTAATTTTTTATATTTTGTCCAGGCTGTGTCCAAATAAAATAATTAAGGCTTGAAGCTGGCGCTATAACTAGAATTTTATCAGGTGCAGTACTGTCATATTGACAGCTCTGCAAGTTTTCTCCTGGTCGATTTAGTCCAGGTGCAATTTTATTTAATATTTATTTGTGAGAATAGCCGCCTAATAGTTGCAAAGTTAATTAATATCGTTTAATATTCTATATAGATTCTATATGAATCTATTTAACACTATCTTAAGAGGTCACTTTGTCAGTATCAATCCATTCATTAAGCCGTAAGGTTGGAAGCATAGACGCAAGCCTGGACGATTTAACAGCGTTATTCGGTCAGCCTTCACTATTACACCAGGACAAAATTAGTTGTCTATTCGAGGCGCAGTTCCTCGACTTAGAGTTACACCTGGATTATTTTGTTAACAATCCAACCAACGACCAACTACAACAACAGCCCGACCAGGTTTACACCTGGACTATTTCAAGCGCTGACACTTTAGCGCCTGATAGATTACAAAACTTTATTAACTTTATAAATAATGCCTGGACTAACACCAACAAGTACAGCCCAGCCGCAACACTTAAAGTAAATATTGATAAGTATTTAAAAATGGGTTAACTATGAGCTGGTTTATCTTCTATTTAATAGGGATTATTACTTGTTTAATAGTTTTACTTTCCTAACTTCCAGGCCTCCAGTTCTTCAGAGCTGGTCGCCTAGATGGTAGGCAAGCCTACCGATTAAAACAATTTACCAGGACTTTAAAATGTCAACAGCAACACTTACAAAGCCTAAAGCACTAGAAAGCAAAGAGGGGGAGATCTCTATTTGTATTCAATGCCTGGCAAGTTATAACGAGGGAACGCATCACTTCTTTTGGTGCGACCTGGAAGCAATAGACCTAGACAACTTCGAGGAAGAGTTCCAGAAGTGCATCGACTACGTTATTAAGACCAGCCCAAGCAATAGCGCTGAGGAGTGGTTCTTTACCGACCATGAAAACTTAAGCGCAATATATGACGAATACCAGGACATTAAAACAATTAAGGAATACTTGGAGAAATACCAGGAATTTAAAGA